TCGGCACGTTCGGTGCGATGATGGCCCTATCGGGCATCGCACAACTTATTTCGCCCACTCCGCAGATGGGCAATTACGGCCAATTGGAATCTCCGGCCCAACGCACGTCGTTTCTATACAACGGCCCTACCAACACGACCCAACAGGGCGGCCCCATCCCGATTCTCTACGGTCTAATGCGCGTTGGCTCCACGTTGGTCTCCGCTACGGTCACGACCGAAGACACCAATAATCCGGCGGCGGTCAATCCCATTCCGGGCGTCTCTCTGGAGACGATCTTTGACGGGAGCAAGGGATGATCACGAAGGAACGTACAGTCTTCGGTCGCGGCGGAGGTGGAAAGGGTGATGGTGGTGGCACCCAACAGCGCCAACCCATCGAAGACCCCAACAGCCTTCAGTCCCGGTCTATCGCCCGCTTCCTAGATGTGTGGTGCGAAGGACCTATCGAGGGCTTGGTTAACGCTGACAAGTCCATCTATCTGGACGATACGCCGTTGATGAACCCGGACGGCACCTTCAACTTCTCCGGCGTTAGCTGGGCGAAGGTTCTGGGCTATCCGTTCGGCGTGCAGCAGCACGTGCCGGGCTTCCCCGACAGCGCGAATACTGTCTCGGTCGGTGGCGGCAACGGCGTGAAAGTCACGCATTCTGGCGGTGGCGTGACTCAGACGATCACGAACGACCAAGCGAATGCCGTGACCATCAAGCTGACTGTGCCGGCATTCGTTCAGCAGTTCCCACAATCCGGTGACGTACGTGGTGTGAGCGTGGGCTATCACATCGATGTGAAGCCCAACGGTGGAACTTTCTCGACGGTCTATAACGGTGCGTTCGTCGGCAAGTGCACGTCTCCCTATCAGCGCGACCACCGCATCTCGCTGCCGGCCGGCGGCGCTCCGTGGCAGGTTCGCGTCGTCCGCGATACCGGCGACAACTTCGATGACACGATCCAGAACGATTTCTACTGGACGAGCTACACCGAAATTATTGACGCGAAGTTTGCTTACCCGAACACGGCGTACGTCGGAATACAGATCGACACGGCCCAGTTCACTGGTGGTGCCCCCGCGCGCTCCTATGACCTGAAGGGTCTGATCATCAAGATTCCGTCGAACTACGACCCGGACACCCGCAATTACACTGGGGCATGGGACGGCACTTTCACCACGGCCTACAGCAACAACCCGGCATGGTGCTTGTACGATCTGTTGACGAATGACCGCTACGGTCTCGGACTTCCGACCACTGCCGTCGATCCCTTCAAATGGGACCTGTACACCATTGGCCAATATTGCGACGGCGTAGACGCGAACGGTAACTTCGTCGGGGTGGATGACGGCGCTGGAAGTAAAGAGCCCCGCTACCAGTGCAACATGATCTTGAACTCGCGTCAGGAAGCCTACGCGGTGATCAACACGATGGTGTCGATCTTCCGTGGCATGGCCTACTGGTCGGCTGGCGCGATTCGAATCACGGCGGACATGCCGAAGACGCCGGTCAAGATTTTCAACAACAGCAACGTCGTCAACGGCGAGTTCAAGTACGAAGGTACCGCACTGAAGGCTCGCCATACCGTCGCGAAAGTGGTGTGGAATGATCCCTCTGACAGCTATAGAGCCAAAGTCGAATTCGTTGAAGACGCGGAAGGAATCAACAAATACGGCGTGCGCACCACGGACATCGTGGCTTACGGTGCTACGACGCGCGGCCAAGCTATCCGTACTGGCAAATGGCTTCTCGATACTGAGAAAACTTCCACGGAAACTGTCACGTTCCGCAGTGGTCTGGAAGCTGCTGACGCACTGCCCGGAGACATCATCTATGTCGCGGACGACAATTACGCCGGGCGTGTATTCGGAGGCCGAACCGTAGTCCCCGGCGCGAACAGCATCACCATTGATCAGCCCATTACGCTGCAGGATGGCAACACCTACACGCTGCAGATCATGATGCCTGACGGTACAATCTCCAGCCGCGTGCTTACCAACAATCTGCCCGCCAATGCTGACGTACTGACGTGGTCTGACCCGCTTTTTGCGCTGCCCCTATCGGGTGCGGTGTGGGTCGTGACGGCCACGACCCTGAACGCCCGCCAGTTCATGGTTGTGTCGAATGTGGAAGCGTCGGTCGCCCAGTTCGAATTGACGGCTGTCTTCTACGACCCGAGCAAATTCGACCGCGTCGAAAGCGGCATCGTAGTTCCTCCTCTTCAGTACAGCATCACGCCGACCGGAGCTATTGCACAGCCTGTCTCTCTGAACGCGGTGCCCCGCCTGTACACCAACGGTACCTCCGTCCATGCGTCCGCGATTCTGTCGTGGCAGGCCCCGGAAGACAGCCGAGTCTTCCTGTACGAGATTCAGGTCAAAGGTCCGGCCGACCCGACGTGGGTTCCAGTCGGGACTACGTCGCTGACGAGTGCCGAATATCAAGACACCGTCGAAGGTGCACACAGCTTCCGCGTTCGCTCCAAGGCACTCAATGACAAGTTCAGCAACTGGACGCAGATCGACAATGTCATCCTGACGACGGCTGTTCCACCATCAGATGTCGCTGGAGTTATCGAGGTAGATGATTCTCACGGTCTGTCGTTCCGATGGACCCCAAACACAGACCTGAATCTCGATCACTACGAGATTCGGCGTGGGTCAAGCTGGGATACCGCCGTCTTGAAGGCCAAACAGGCGGGCACGACATTTTTGGAGAATGGAGTCCCTGCCGGGACGTACACATACTGGATCAAGGCTGTCAGCATCCCGAACAACGCCAATCCGTCCGGGGTGTATAGCGCCGACGCGACCAGCATAACGCTGATGGTCAACGCGTCTGGAATAGGCGGATTGTCTTCCTCCCTGACAGACACAGACTACACCCTGTCTTGGTCATCCAACGCCGGCACGTTCGCCATCGATCACTACGAAATCCGCGTAGGCTCTACGTGGGCCAGTGGCTCCTTGCTGGCTACGACAAAAGCCACGAAGTGGCAGGCGACTGTAACGTGGGGGGCCACGCAGACCTTCTGGGTCGCGGCCATCGATACGGCTGGAAATGCCGGCACGCCTGCGTCCACCAGCATCACGATCAGCACTCCAACCGCAGTCACCGGTCTTAATGTACAAGTGATCGACAACAACGTGCTGATCAGATGGGGCGCTGCGACGGGATCGATCCCTATTGACCACTACGAAGTCCGCAAGGGCTCGACTTGGGCCAGTGCGTCCAACATTGGTGATAAGTCAGGTACGTTCACCAGTGTCTTCGAAACGACCGGAGGTACATTCACCTATTGGGTGGCTGGCATTGATACGGCAGGCAACGTCGGCACCCCAGCATCGGTAAGCGCTCTGGTCAACCAGCCGCCGGACTTCGTCTTCCGGGCCAATCAGGTATCTACCTTCAGCGGTACCAAGACCAACCTGACAGTCTCTGGTGGGGCTTTGTTCGGCCCCTACATCGCCGGCCAGACTTGGCAAAGCCATTTCACAAGTCAGGGGTGGACCACCCCGCAGGATCAAATCAACGCTGGATACCCGATTTACATCCAGCCTGTTCCGACTACGGCTCAGTATGTCGAGACTTTCGACTTCGGAACGTCGATTGACAGCACCATGATCACCGTCAATCTGACGGCGGTCGATTCTTCCGGTTCGGTGGGGAAGACCATCACCATCTCTACCAGCCCGGACAACACGATATGGACTACGTTTGCGTCCGGCAATCAGGCGTTCGGTACCAACTTCCGCTATGTCAAGGTAACCATCGACTTCACTAGCGATGGCAAGGCGGCTACGGATGTCACCCAGCTTGAAGTAATTCTGTCGGCCAAGCTTCGCACAGACACCGGATCGGTTAGCGCTCTGGCGTCGGATAGTGGTGGCACGGTCGTCAACTTCAATCTCGACTTCATGTCCGTCATCACGATCCACCCGTCACTGAACACTACGTCGAACTACAACGTGGTTTACGACTTCGTTTCGGTACCGCATCCGACAAGCTTCAAAGTATTAGTGTTCGATACTTCCGGCACTCGCGTGAATGCTACGGTCACTTGGACCGCCCGAGGTTACTAACGAAAAGACGCCCAAGGAGGGGCGCGGCCCATGGCTGATTGGAATACACCGGTTCTAACTACTGACTACGCGGACTTCCTGACCTATCTGAAAGATCGGGATCACGATCTTGCGTTGATGTTCGGCGGGGTTACGGCGACGAACGTGCCTACCGGAGCCATTGGCATCGCCAACGTGTCAGGCAGCGCCTACAAATTCGAGAAGTTCAACGGCGCGTCATGGGACACCGTTCTGGTGGACATTAGCGGAGGTGGTACCGGTGCGTGGGATGCGGCCGGTGCACGAAACAACTTGGGTCTAGGTTCTCTTGCTACTCAGGCGTCCAGCGCTGTGTCCATCACTGGAGGCTCGATCAGCGGTGTCAGCATCTCCGGTTCGACCGGGAGCTTCAGCAGTGAAATGGCGGCACAGCAGTTCGCCATGAAAGACAGCGGTAGGTCTATCTATATCCGTCAGATTTCCGGCACCAACCGTATCGACTCCTATGACTATCCAGCGACCGTCACTGAACCGCTGCAGATCAATGCCTCGATTCTCTACATCGATGTTGCCGATACAGCCGTCGCTTACTTCGATGGAAACGGTCTAACGACCTACGCCAATTACAAGATGATGGCGGGAGACAGCGGCTCTGTGGATCGCGGCTATGGTCTCATTGGCGTGACGCGCACAGGCACGGCCGGGAGCAAAGCCTATTTCAGTCTCGTCAACTGGGGACGATTCGTTCAACAGATCGGTCTCGATCATTCGAACGGCGATCTTCTGTTCGGCCCGGCCGCAGCCTCTCCTTCCACCGACAATTCCCCTGTCTTCCGTATCGGTCAGACCGGCGTCGTTACATTCAACAGCAACACGTGGCACCAATCCAACGAGGGGAGCAAGCGTCTATACTTCACGAATGCGGGAGCCACTTATTACGAAGCCCCTAACAGCACGCACATCTTCCGCACGTCCGGCGACGCCGACTTCTTCACGATAATCCCCGACGCTTCCGGATATTCGGTCTTGCTGGGCAAGCTGAAGGCCAATGTCTTCGCCATGAACTCCGTCAAGACGATGACGGATGGTGCGACGATCACCATGAACCCGGCCGACAGCAACATCCAACAGGTCACTCTAGGTGCTGCGGGCCGCACTTTCGCCTTCAGCGCGACTCCTCCTATCGGAACGTGGATCGTGAAGCTTATTCAGGACGGCACCGGAGGGCGCACAATTACGACGTGGCCCGCCGCCATCAAGTGGCAGGGTGGTAGCGCTCCGGGTCTCAGCAGCGGTGGAGGCAAGACAGACATTCTGACACTCGTCAGTGATGGGACAACTGTCTACGGCGCGATTACTGCCGGGTACTAAGCCATGAAGTCCAAGATTATCTCCGCAGCGTTGATGGCAGGACTCTTCTTGCTGTCACCGTTGGTCAATCCAACACATCAGGCGCTGCCCGTTCTATCGGTGTTTCCAGCGCCGTTCAGCTTCATCGGCGGAGGTTCGGTTTCCTACAGCATCTCGTCGGACACTGCGAACGTCAATCTACGCACTTTCGCGAATAACCGTGGTTATCCCGGCGCTGGAGATTGCATCATCTCGATCAGTGCCGCCGAGTGCTATTCGAGCAGTGCAACAACGTCGGCGGTCGTGGTGGGCTCTTGGCCGACCGGTGTCACCGTCACGTTGATCATCAAGCCCGGTGCATTCATCAGTGGTGCTGGTGGTTCCGGAGGAAATGCGCTTCCTCCCTCTTGCGCGGGTGCATCGCATCCCGGCCAAGCAGGGGGGACCGCCCTTGATGCGTCCGGCGTTAGTGGATTCACCTTCAAAGTTCAAAACCTAGGTACCATTCGTGGTGGCGGGGGCGGGGGCGGAGGTGGCGTCGATAACAGTCATACCTTCATAGACAGTATTGGGGGCTGTCCGCCTTCTACTATTACCACGACTTATGATATTGGTTCGGGTGGCGGCGGTGGAGGCCAAGGCCGCGTCGGTGGCTCAGGAGGTTCAGGAAGCCCATCCACTCCTTCAACTTGTGGACGTACGACGACCAACGGTGGAAACGGAGGTAACGGCACATCTAGCGCCCCCGGCGGTGCGGGCTCTCCCGGCACGCTTTCTTACTCGCAGTGCTGCACCCCCCAGTCTGTTCAGGGTTCCGCAGCGGGCTCTGGGGGGGCGTGGGGCTCAGTAGGTGGCGGCGGCTCCGGTTCTAACACAGGTGGCGCTGCAGGGCACTCTGTCACCGGCTATGCCAACGTCACATGGATTGGAGCGACGGGCACTCTTACGGGACCAACATCATGACGCACAAAGTCTTAGGTTATGACGACGGTCATCTCTTGGTCGAATATACGAATGGCCAGCGCTTCAATGTGCGCGTCGATCACATCATTGCGGAAGCGGACCCGGATCGTCCACCCCCGCAATTCCAAAATCGGGCGGCCTCCCAAGTAGAGGGACATCCGACCGCCAAGATCGCGGGAACTCGTTACACCTTCAACAAGGGTGACGTTCTGCCTGAGCATGAACACGATGCTTCGACGTTACATGACATCAAGGTTGTGTCTGGTCGGGTGAAGGTCATGCGCGAGAAGAGCGGCGACACGACGGCGAAGGCCGGCGATCTGGTCGTCATTCAGGTGGGCGAGAAACACTCGGTCATCGCCCTAGAGGACTCCGTGACCGTCCACACGCTGCTGAATTAGAACTGCATTCGACTGCAGTTCTTGATTAAATATGCTTCGCGGTCCAACAGGTCTCCTTTGTGCGGATTCACTATTGTCGCGGGTATGGGAACAGGCTTGTCTTTGCCTTCGTAGTAGCGGAGATGAGCGCGGCGCAGATGCGTACGCGGGGACGCGTGAGTCCCACCGCCTTGTTGTTCCTGCCTCCTAGTTTCCTGCAAGGCTGTAAAGTAAGACGCCCCGTCGATATGCGTCACCCTCTTCAACGGTGACTTGCCATTCTTTAGGCGGGCCTTATTCAGCTTCTCACTGGGTTCGTCCACCGTCCTGCGCAGGCCTCTAGCGTTAAGAATCAACCATAAAGCCAGTGCACTCTGGCCGGACCTAGCGTGATAATCGTCGGCTCCATTTCTGATTCGGATACCCCGCGAATCGAGGATGGACTCCCCCAAAAAGAAAGCTAATTCGTACCTATTGTCCCCGGTAACGCTTAGCAAACTGCACGCAATCGCAGGTTCGCTGCCTTTCTGTTCAACCTCCACCATAACAAGAAGGCATTCCATCAGTATGTCATCACGATTTCCTTCTGGATCGGCCACTGGTTCCCTGAAACGAAAGACGCAAGATTTGTAAGGCAGTCTTATCAATCCGGCGTCGAGGAAGGGCATAGCATCCTGAAAGGCGCTTTCGTACACTGCATTTGGGATAAGGCCGAAATCGAACCACTCGCCATCCACGGCACACGGGAGCAAGTAGTCAGGAACGTTGTACATAGGGTCGCCGTAGGTGCCCGTCATTCCGTCCCACACAGCGCCCTTGGTCAAAATAGACACTATGTCATCTCGTTTGCTTGGCTTTTGTGGTAACTGCCTATATTCCGCCATCGTCGCAACCCTCCTTGGTCTGTCCTCTGTGGGGTCAGAGCGCTTCCATGAACTCGTCGTCCCCGTACAGGACGATGACGTTTCCAACCAGCACGTCCCTCAGGACGTTCGGGGCGACCGCGAACCACCAAGCCTGAGTGGCGGCATCGTTGCGCGGCAGTCCCCGCAGCTTGCCTTCTTCGTTGCAGAGCGCGAAGCAGTCG